CCTTGAGCATTGTGGCGCAAAAGTCACGTGTGTTATCTTGAAGACTGCCGGAATACCTGTATCTTACATAGAATTTTCGGCCATCAATCTTATCATCCTGTACACTCTTGCTATTTGGTTTGGCCTTACCTGTCGAAGTAAGTTCAATTTTGCTGATATTATTGGTGTCTTCATCATCATCATCGTATGAAACCTCATACTTATCAATCAGCACCCAATCATTATCATTATCCTCACCCAATTTTACCAACTCATTGGCAAATTCTTCGTTTAAATGCATTTTACAGCACTCACCTTCAGTTTTGGCCATTGATACAGGTTGAGCCGCATTAGGTGAAATTTGCGTGGTTTCTGTTTGAATTTCGGCCTGTTTAAGTGGGGTGTTTGGGATGACTGAAACGGTGATGCCGGTCATCTCAAAAGTGAGGATTTCAGTGAACGCACGCGCCAACATCCGCTGTGCCGGTTCAATGACTTGGTTGGTGAAAATCTCCAACCCTATTGCCATTTCATCTTTATTGCTTCCAAACCCACCGCCCACGTCACGGATACCAAATATCAGTGGCGTAACCACACGATGCGCGGTCATTACCTCAGTTCTTGATGTATCGGTCAAGTATTCATACAACTTGTCTGCATCATTCAATGGAAACGGTGTGATATCCGGCTTTGTCGCGCCTTCTTCATTGAAGGTCATGATGAATTTACCGGCATTTCGTGCGCCGCTCATTTTTCGCTCCCAATCATTCATCATATTCCGTTGGGTGTCGGGGTCAACTTGGCCGTTGTAAAAGTTGATAATGAATGACGGGAACAGGCCGTTGGAAATTCCGTTGACATGGAAAATTCCTATCTGCTTGGATAGTTCAATGTAATTCACCGCTGACCAATAATCCGGTCGTGGGTACGTCTGACCACTTGTAGGCCTGAAATACCAATAAACTTGGCGTGGTTCAGTGGCTGATTTTATTGTATTGAAGCGTGGGATGAAGCAAGGCTTGTTTTTTTTCTTTCGTGTGTCTGACCAATCATTCGACTGATAAATACCCACGCACATTTCATCATCCGTTTCCACGGCCACCCGGCACTCCTCATAGGGCAAGTGATTTAGCTTGGCAATTCCACGCCGGTCAACAGTGTAGATGACTTCAACGTAGAACCCACCGAACTTTTTGAGGTCATGAGCGCACAACGAATACACGTCATATACACCCAAAGCATCAACGCGCTGTTGGTAGTTACCGGCATTCAGATTTTTACCGGCAATCATATCACCAATTGATATGCAAAGTGCGCCGTGAATTGGTGAAGTTTCTGATAATTCGCGCAGATACTGCGGAAACAAGTTGTCGTCACCAAATCGTACATACCCTGCCCTGTCCACCTTTTCAGATGCGGACACCGGTGTGTAGTCGCTCAACGCAAGCGGCAGTATGTTGGTTCTATTGGGGGTTGTTGATGATGTCATTTGACAAAGTTATTGATGGAACTTCATAGTACTGTGTAGAATCTGTCAAAACTAACCAACCCTGCTCAACTATTCCAACAACTGATGGACTTTCGGGGTTAAGATTCACCGCGCTGTTCTGCCCGTACACATAATACCGATACCATCCAACCAAAGGCAACCCAACTGTTGACAGAGTCACGTAATTGGCGCGCTGTGTTTCACTAAGCACTGTTAAAACCTGAGATTTTGACGCACCAACTGAACTTTTTTCCTCGTGAACAAGGATGAACAGGTAGTGTGTAAAATCCGGCAAGAACTGACGTGCCTCAGCCAATGTAAACACGGCATTCTGATTCGGTGTATTAGCAAATAGTACAGTCATATCAATAGAAAAGGTGAGCACAATGCGCCCACCTTTGCAAATTTAGTTGTTCTCAATGCGTTTTTTTACACGGTGAACGGCGGTTCAATGGTAATTCCTGCAAAATTGTCAAACGGATTGTCGCCCGGTGTGTACTGAAGCAGGAAGTATGGTTGATGCGGTTCTTCTGCTGTAATAGTCAACTGATAGCCGTTCAAATCACCTTTAGCCTTGCCTGTTCCAAATGTTCCGGCAGTCAAAAACGCTCCATCAGTCAATCCTACACACAAAATTTGGTCATCGTACATGCGTACAAAGGCAATAACCTTTGCTTTCGCCAACATTTCGATGTTTTTGCGCTTGGTGTTGTCCAATTTACCCAAGGTCATCTCAATGGCTTGCACATAGTACAATGTGCCATTTTCAAGGTTTGGGGTTGGTGTTACCGTGAGCGCACCTGTGTTTCGGTTTGGTTGGTATCTGAATAGGGTTGCAGTAGGCAACACGTTGATGATATCATCAATAGTCAATGTTACACCGGATTCAAAGTAATACCAATTGGTGAGGTAAATTTCTTTGACGCCGCCAACACCCTCGTTACATTCAAGGGTCACACCCGACAGTATATCACAATCACTTGCCATGTTAATTCAGTTTTTTATGGTTATTACAACAATTTACTTGTTCAATTAGAACCAAGTGCTGTACGCAACAATCTCAGAACCGATACCGTGCTGCGCTCCGGCAAAGAATTTCATCGAGAAGCGGAAATTGTCCTCGCCAAACTGTGTCATATCAGCAATTTGGACGTTGTTCCAATCGGCTAACACATTCGTACCAAACCAAAGGTTGGATTTGCGCGCAGCAACTACTGTTGAAGATGGCATACCCGGACATACTGCGATGTCAAACAATCCCATATACTTCTGAGGTACAGGTTGTCCACCATACGCGTACCATCCATTTCCGGCAGCCATTGAGGCGTTCATGAACGCTTCCCAAGATGCCGGGTCAATGTAAATAATGGGCTTTTCATTGGCGTACTTAACAGCAGTTGGTACTTGAGCTATGATAGACTCAAGGGTTGCGAACACGTTTGCCTTAGTGATAGCAACCGCAGACGGCTTGATTACAGTAGCATCCGCATCAAATCCGGTCAAGAACCCATCATACTCTGTTGTAGGGTTTGCCGTTCCGTTGCCCGTCCAAATCATGTTCTCGTTGGCTTGAGCAACTCCTTCAAGCATATTGGCAAGCAACGCATCAACCATAGCCGGTTCCAAGTTGCCGTTCTGCACGTCACCGGCAGCCCAATCATTCAAAAATGTGTTCAGACACAACTCTTGGTGAATGCTAAATTTCTTTAGTGTCAGCCAACGCTCAGTTACTGCGACCGTGCCGGTTGGATTCCATGCGCAGGATGGCGCGCCGAATGAAATGTCGTCAACCAATTTCTTTACTACAGCACGCCACTCAATGTTTTCTTTGAGTGTTACGTTCTGCACAGTATCGTTTGCCTTGAAAGCGGCACGGATAAACTCACCGGCATACTTACCGGCATAGGAAACAGTGTTCGTTACAGTAGTTGCCATGTGTTATTGATTATTTAAGTTGAATTGAATGCGTTCTTTGATAGTCATGTTGTCAAATGACTTGTTAGGAGTGGCAGGTGCGGTTTTACTTACAACTGCTTCCACACGTTCTTTGACACTTCCAACGGCAGGCTGTTTGCTGATTGCCGAAAGTTGTGTCTTTAATGTGTTTATAGTTGTCAGATGCTCTGAAGTGTTGGTCTTTGCATCGTTTAGTTGAGAACCCAACGAAACATTGGCGTTTTCAAGGTCTGTGATGCGTGCTGATAGTGATTCTACCACTTTCATCCAATCTTCTGCGCTCATTGCTTCTTCAGCGGCTGCGACCGGCCTGATTTCAGCAACCAATCCATCCGCGCCCACCATCAATACTGAACCGTCTTCCAACGCGTATTCACCCGCAGGTGCAGGTACAGGGTTGCCTGTTTCATCAAGCACATAAATGTCCACGCCGGCTGTCCACGCGTCTGCTGACGTGTAGAGCATTGTTCCGTCTGCTGTTTTCGCTTCTGCGGACAACTTAATGTCCTGCGATAGTTGTATGCCTAACTGAGAAGGCTCCACGCCAAACTTGTTAAGAATGGCAACTAAGCGGTTTTTGTATGTTGAACCCATGATTCTGTTGGATATTTTCAATAGAAACGGGGCGTTTTCATTTTTCCGC